TAATCATACATACTGTTTTGCCGAACCTTCTATGGCAAACTAGCACCGACCATCTATGTTTAGATATTTTATTATGTAAGAAGGCTTGATGTTTTCTAGGGGTGTAAGGTATCTTAATATCCATATCTAGTGTATCATCTTGCTAGGCATACTATAGCCATTATTATGATAATCAAATTGTAATAGGCTCATAGTGTAATGTGCAAAAGTTTCTGCAGCTGATTTGTTTTCTAATCCATATACCTTAATGATAAGAGTATTAGTTTTTTCATCAATCATCACTATAGATGTTAAGTCGTCTTGTATGTAATTCCACATATTACACAACATATAGTAATTAAAAAATAATTAAACTAGAAAGGCTTGGCAAATAAAGGTGTGGGTTAATCTGTGGGGGTGGCTAAAGCTGTGTCTGTAAAGGTGTCCTCGAGTCCCATGTATATATATATAATAAACAGCGACCACATTAGCGGGTATATGGGGGTATTGACTTTCAAAAAAGAAGGTTTCCCTTTAATTATTACTAACGATAACTTATGATTACCGATAACAATCAATTATCGGAACATATATAAGTCAATACTACTGACCGATTATATACACGGGGAAAGCCGGAGTTGTTGTTGTATTAGAATTGCAACTATTCAACCCTTTTAATCTTTACATATTTTAAAAGCTCATGATTTTTTTTATTAAAATATTTTATAGATATAACTTCGCCTTCTTTGTATTTATTATTTAATTGTTTTAATAACTTCTTATAACTCATAGCTTTGTATTCTTCTTCTTTGCCTTGCTGATCCTTTATTAAATAAGTATATCTCATAGTGTTGTATATTTATCACAGTTGCATTTATATCACACAAATATCTTTGACCCATTTTGAACACTTATATACTTGTAGTTTATATTTATTACTTTACCAATATGGTAATGAAAACAAAAACAACAAAGGATAAAACAATGCAAAGATACTTCGAATGTTATGGAATAAATAAAGAGGGTAAATTTGATACTCAATATGTTAATTTTAATTTGGTATTTGGTACAGGCTACCAAACATTTACGCCAAAGAAAAACCAATTAAAAAAACATAGCTCTTTTAAATCAATTTCATATTTTAGAGTTGTAGACGGAGAACCTATTTACAATTATAGAAATGAATTAATTAGAGTGCAATATTAAACAAACAAAGGGGAAACAATGAACAAAAAACAAATGATGTATGATAAAATACAAAAGCATGGAGACAATCTAAAAGCTATTTTTAACCTAGATATTGACAGCGTTAAACTATGCAAAAAATTATTTAGATTAGAAAATAAAGCTCATAAATTAGCTGAAAATTATTGTAATGGTATTACTGAAAATATTGAGGGTGAAACCGATAAAATAATCAATACAGTTAAAAAGATTTTAAACACTAATGAAGTCTTTTTTAATGGTGATCCTAGAGGTTATGCTCTTAAATTGTGCGATAAATTCAGTAAGGATAAAAATATTCATAAAGATTGGGGAGGTTATGGAATTATAGCTCCAGACTTTAGGGAGATTATTTAATTGACAATAAAACCAAAATGGTTAATATAAATATAAAAACAAACAAGGGGTTATATGTTTATACTTGAAGCAATACCAATAATTACTTTGTATATATTTTGGTCATATATAATTTTAGGGGGTGAAGATGAAGATAAATGAATGGGGTGTTTTTGTTGAAAGACCGGATACCTCAACTTATGAGATAAGATTAAGCGATGAACTAGCGACTAAAGTTTATAAATACATTGAAAAATTAAAAGAAGATGACGAACATATTTTATCAGGGGACACAAAGGGTAGAATATTATGGTAGAAATGACAAGAAAACAAATTATTGAAAGTGAATACACAATAGAATGTCCGACTTGTAATTATATTTTAATTGGCAACGATCCAACACATTATATTGAGTGTGATAAATGTTTTGAAGTTGGTGAATTTTTATATGGTGAAGAAGTTGTACACTCATACCCTGACGGGTGGACTTGTGTTTGCTGTGGGACTTCATTTGATGAAAAAACAATAGATGTTGAGTGTTTATATGTAATACATCATGACGAGGGAACGAAATGTTTAAAGTGTTATAATGAACAAGCAACAACGAGGGGGAAAGATGAAAAATAAACTATCTCAATGGTTCATTGACTACATGAAGAATAAAAAATGTAAGACCTTTAATCAAGGCGGGGTTGATCTATCAAAGAACCATTACAATGATAATTGGTCAGCTCTTAATCCATTCAGAGACAGTACAATGCTCTCTGATAAGGTGATTGAGTTTATTAATGAAAAGAATTTATCCGGTATCAAATCAAGTATGGATTTGGTTGAGAAACAATCTGATGAAGCAACAAAAGAACAGCGAGAGCTAAACACAATAAAGGGGGATGAATGAAATTAACATTAGAACAAGCAAGATATGAGTTTAATAATTTAAGAGATGATGATCCTAAATTTGATTCTTTATGGGGTTGTAATGATGAAGATCAACAAGAAAAAAACTTTTTTGAATGGTGTTCTATGTATGACGACACAAAGCATTTAAAACAAAGGGGAAACAAATGAAAACAAAAGAAGCAATAAACATACTAAATCACGCCATAGAATACTTCTACATGAATTATAATACGGGAGATAGAAAAGATACAGCATCGGAAAAAGTCAAAGTTTGGAAAGCTCTTAATCATGTTGAGAATAAACTTAAAAAGAAGGAGGTTAAATGAGTTCCGTTATAAATTACGATTGGATAGATAATAAAATTAATAAAGTAAAACAAAAAGATATTAAATATAACGAACAAGTTATGGGGTTAGCTGATAATATTTTCTGGGATTATATAAAAGAGTTTCCAAATGAATATGGCAAATTAGTATTCTTTAATAAGGAAGAAGATTGCACCAACGATACAAAATTAGGACACGAATTATATGATTATATAAGAGATAATCTTGAAAGTATGAGTGATAATTTTAAGAATAATGAAGATGATTATTTCCAGTTTTGTTAATAAAAAAGGAGGGACAAATGAACATATTTTTTAAACAAGAACAAACCAGACCTAATCATAGTTCTTTAATAGATGATTTGTCTTGTTGTGGTCATAATGAAAGAATAGATCAACTTGAAAAATATAAACAATGGATGAAGGATATTATGAAAAGAGATAAGAGTTTTGAAAAATCAAATAAAAAAGCCATTAGATATTATGATTGGTTAATTAAAATATGTAATAAATATAAAGATCAACCACCAATAACTGAAGAATTTTTAAACAAATATTTAGATAAAAAATATCCTAAAGGAGTAACAGGTGGAGTGTTAGGTATAAAAGGTAAAATATATCCTACAACAAAAGATTATTATAAATTGTTAAAACAAACAAAGGGGGAATAATGGGTAGCGAGAAGCAACTACAAATAATAAAAGATATATGCCAAGAGCATTTAGATAATACTGATATAAATAGTATTACTTTATGCGAAGATTATCACGATCATTATTTACTTGGTAAGGTAGATATGGCAACAGAAATATTTGAAGCAATAATGAAGGGTAAAAAATGAGTAGTGATAAGGAATTAATATTAATTATATTGGTAGCTGTAGTAGTGTTAGGCTATCAATGGTATAAGGATAAAAAGAAAAATGACTATTGGAAAAAATATAGAAGATCAAAAGGTTGGGAATAATATTAAAGAGCTACAAATAGAAACTCTTAAGAACTTTTATCTTGGGGGTGGGTATTACTTTCAGAAATATCTTGAGCATCGGAAACATCAATCAAATCAGGATCAGATTCCCAACTTATTCGGATTGAAGAATCACTCTTAACATCTATCTTCTGCTTCTCTTGGAACAATGAGGATATTCTTGGAGCTATCCATTTTAACCAGTCTTTCTTTTCCCTTACAAAAAGCAAGTCATTGTTATCAAGTCCAGTAGTTTCAGTATTAAAAATAACACACATCTTTTCAACTAAAGTTTTAATACCTATCTCTTGAGCCTTGTTAAACTCCTCTTTAAACTTTGGGTTTTGATTTAAGTAATTGTATAAAGTTTTCAATTTGATCTGTTTTTCTTTTGCCAACTCGTAAGCTGTTACGCCATCGTGTAAAATTTCTAATATAGTATTTTGTTCTGTATCCGAAAGAACTAGATCGTTCTTTTTCTTTAAGGATATACTCTTTGATTTGCTCATCAGTTTTGTTTCTAAAATTAACTAGGTTTTTTAATATGTTAATCTTCTTCTGTATTTCTACATTATTATTTTTAAAAAGTCCTTTGTATTTTCTTGTCTTGCTATCCCAAGATTTAGCTCCTCTGTGGAAACGGCAAAGGAAACGATTATTGGTAGGTGTGTAGTACCCTTTACATCTGCACCTCTTACCACTTGTCTTTGCTATCGCCTCGCAATAAATCTTTTGACTTAATCTTCCTGTCATAATCTCGTTTAGTCTTGCTTACCTTACTCTGGTATCCAAAATGGGTTTTCTTTCTAAAGTTATCTACTATATTTCTTGGAATATCCACGAGCTTACCCCTTTTTTCAGACTGTTCTTTTAATGCCAACTTACTATAAAATATATTGTCGTTCTCTTTAATGGCTTTTCTTAAAGTATCGGCAGGGAGAGTAGCTAGTGTACTAATTATTTTAGATTGATCACCTCCTTTATCTACAACTTCTTTTATTAAGTTAGTAATGTTAGATATATATGGTAGTTCTTTAAATAGTGATCTATCAGAACGATCAGATCGGTCTGTGGGAACACTCTTGCGGTCTATATGACCACTCTCTCTATAACCTACGATATACTTGGGGTTTATTGTGTATAACAATGTACTCGGTAGCCTTTTTTTAGACACAATCTTGGCACGAATTAGCCATATAGTAGCTCTGTATATAGTGGTATAAGATAGACCTGTCATACTAGATATAGTGGCTTTGCGTGGGTAACATTGAAGCGTCTTATTATTGACAAACTTTAGCAAACAAATCAACACACATAAACAATGTGCCTTATGCTTGTTTGGAATGGTTCTAAACTGTGGATCGTCAAAGAGATCAAAGCGAACCCTAATGTGTGGATCATACTTTTGTTTCATATTTACAATGTTCTTTGTGTTCGTGCTGTAATTCGTATAGTTCTCTTACCCATTCATCCTCATTCATTAATTCAAACTCTGCATTAGAGAGCCATAGACGCTTAATCCTAAAAGATAGGCTAC